CTTCTCCTGACCCAAGTTTTGAAACTATAGATTTAACTGCTTTAAGTGCAGCAAACTTAACATCTGGAACTATACCTGACGCTAGATTCCCTGCAACCTTACCAGCAGCTTCAGCAGCAAACCTTACTTCTATACCAGCAGCAAACATAACTGGTACTTTACCAGCAATAAGTGGAGCAAACTTAACAGGTATTAATACAGACTTAGTATCTGACACATCACCACAGCTAGGCGGGATACTAGATACTAATGGTCAAAATATTAAATGGCTTGATAGTTCTGGTGGTGGTAACAATAGAGCTTTATTTGGTGCTGGAAATGATTTAGCTATATATCATGATGGAACGTCATCATTTATTGATACAGCTACTAGCCATGATTTATATATTCGCAATACGCAAGGCAATCAAATTAGGCTACAACCTAGATCAGGAGAAGATGGTTTAAGATTGGTTGCTGATGGAGCAGCAGAGTTATATTTTAATAACGAAAAGCAATTTACCACAACTAGCGGTGGTTCAAGTGTATATGGTAACGGTACTACTTGTGTTTTAGGTCTTTATAACGACCCTAGCAACAACCATTTTTGTGGCTCATATAGAGGTTACAATAATGGAAGTGGTAATTCTGAAATAGGATTATCTGATGCTACTGGTTCTTGGGCATTTAGATGTGATAGTAGTGGTGTTGCATATAGTTGGAGAAGTATTTTACCAAATGGCACTTTTGATTTAGGTAGTTCAAGTTATCGTTGGAATAATATTTACACCAATGACCTTAACTTATCTAACGAAGGTGGTGCTAATGATGTTGACGGAACTTGGGGAAGTTATACTATACAAGAAGGAGCAGAGGATCTTTTCTTAGTGAACAAACGCAATGGCAAAAAGTATAAGTTTGCTTTAACGGAGGTATTATAATGGCTATTCAAGCTCCTTCTACTCATAACGTGGTTCAATGTGTAAAATTTGTTTTACCAAGCACAAACGTTAGTGTTCCAGCGTATGGTAATAACCTTGCTAATTTTAGGCAATGGGGTAGCACAAGTATTAATATTACACCTAAATTTGCAAACAGTCATATTCGTATAGTGCAAAATACTATGACATACGGTGTAAACTCACATTTTTATTTAACATGGAAACGTGGAGGTACAAGTGGTACATGGATGCACACAGATACAAATGCTGGTGGCTCTGCTTCAAGTGATGGTTTGTTTGTTAACCACAACGCAACTTATTCTAATTATTGGTCAGCAGTAGTTATATTTGAAGATGCTAATCCAAGCTATAGTTTAGGTAATTCTATAAACTATGTACCATATGTTGGTTGTTGGAATAGTAGAACTCTTCATTTAAATAATTATGCAAATAATGGAAATGGAGAAACAGGTTTTGGTACTCAAGGATATTTAGAGGAGATTGCGTACACATGATATATGCACACGAATCAATACTAAGAGTTTATCCAAATACAGATCTTTGTGTTCAAGATAAACCTGATGGTACTTTTGAAGCTCTTGTATGGAATGGTAATTCTTATGATTCATTTACCTATGATGAAGCTAAAGTAAAAACAGCTAATGATGCAATAGTTATAGAACATCAATGGTCAGACTTTAGAGAAACAAGAAATAACTTACTAGCGGAAACGGATTGGATGGCTAACTCTGACGTTACTATGTCAGATGCTTGGAAAACATATAGGCAACAGTTAAGAGATTTACCAGCTAATACATCTGATCCAGAAAACCCTACATGGCCCACAAAACCTAGCTAACTATGGGATTAACACAAGTATCAACAGATGGTGTCAAGAATGACGCAATCACAAAAACAAAAATACCAGCAAACCAGATAGAAGCTAGTGAAC